TTGGATGTATCTGGTATCGTACAAGATGCAAGTTGCGATTTCGTAACTTCAGGTTCAGTAGCTCTTTCTGAGCGTATCCTTGAACCAAAAGAATTACAAGTAAACCTTGAATTGTGTAAGCAAGAATTCGTTGACTCATGGGAATCTCTTCAGTTAGGTTTCTCTGCGTTTGATACAATCCCTGCATCATTCAACGATTACTTAATCTCTTATGTTGCTGGACAAGTTGCACAAGCAACAGAACAATCAATCTGGCAAGGAACTGCAACCAATGGTTCATTCCTAGGCTTCCAAACTGCTTTCTCTGCATCTATCGCAGCAGGTGGTTCAGGAGCAGTATTGGCTGCAAAGACTGGTTCTGCAATTGATTCAGGTTCAATTACTTCTGCGAACGTATTGAACAAATTGAACAACGTAGTAGATACTATCCCTTCTGCAGTTTATGGTAAAGAAGACCTTTTAATCTATGTTGGTACTCAAGTTGCTAAAGCTTATCAGCAAGCATTGGCAGGTGGAGCAGTAGGTGCAAATGGTTGGAATAATTCCATGAACGTTGGTGAAAAACCTTTCAACTTCAATGGTATTGAAATCGTTCTTTGCCCTGGTATGAGTGATAACAAAATCGTAGCTGCACAAAAATCTAACTTGTTCTTCGGTACTGGTCTTCTTTCTGACCACAACGAAGTAAGAGTACTTGATATGGCTAACTTGGATGGTTCTCAGAACTATCGCATAATTATGCGATATACAGCCGGAGTACAGTTCGGTATTGGTTCTGACATCGTATACTACGGAGCATATTAATTTTACTAACTAAATAAACACACAAAAGTATGGCATGTAATATAACAGCTGGAAGAAACGAAGTATGTAAGGATAGTATCGGTGGATTAGCCGGTGTTTACTTCCTTAACTATACTACGGGTTCTTTCACAAAAAACGGAAATGGTGAAGTAACTGCTTTACCATCTGGCTCAACCGTATACTACTATGAGTTGAAAGGAAATTCGGCCTATACTGAAACTGTCAATACATCTAGAGATAATGGTACAACTTTCTTCTCTCAGGAATTACTCTTGAACTTGAAGAAACTTACTAACGAGATGACAACTCAAATGAAGTTGTTGGCTTATGGTAGACCACAAATCGTTGTATGGACAATGAATGGTGATGCATTATTAGTTGGTGAAAGAGAAGGTGCTGATATGACTGCAGGAACTCTTCAAACTGGTGCTGCAATGGGAGACCTTTATGGTTACTCATTGACATTCACTGGACAAGAGCAATTACCAGCAGCATTCTTATCTGGTTCTACAACCACTAATGCTTTCGCAGGATTGAGTACACAACCAACAGTTGTGTATGGAACAAATTCATAATTCAGTATAGAATTAATATAAGAGAACCCCATAGAAATATGGGGTTTTTTTATTATGTGTTATTTATAGAAGATTGGGTGTTATATATAAAGTAATACGAGATAAATAATAGATATGTTAACATATATTAAAGGTGGTGTAGGGCAATTTTGTATAAGAGTAGAACCTATTCCTTCTCAATCAACACATTTAGGATTTGAGATTGTAGATATGACTACACAAGAGGATTATGGGTTTTACCTTGAAGAAGGTGAATGGTCCTATAATGATTACGAATCCTTTGTTTCATTTAGTGCAAATTTGGATACTGCAACATTCCAAGAAGCACCAAAGGGAAATCAATTTCATTTGAATCTATATCCAGCATACTTTGTATCAGGTGCTCAGTTTATCACACAATTACCATCAGTATATAAGGGTAGTATTCAGTTTATGGAATCACAAAGTGAAGATAAACCAAACTATGTGAATCAAATACCTTTACCAGAGAATGGAATACACCCATACAAATCAGAAGTTAGTAATAATACTTTCATAATTCTACAATAATGAATAATACAAAAACAATTAGAAAAGAAGGTAAATTCTCCGTAGTTAATTTAGCGGATAATATGATACCGCAAGTAACTGAAGATACTAAAACAAGATACTCATGGGTTCCATTTGGTGTCTTTGGACAGGATGATTTTTGGGATGCAGTAGTGATGGCATATAACGATTCTACTACAAATGCAACCTCGGTAAATAACCTTGCTGATTTGATTTTCGGTAAAGGATTATTCACTACTAATCCTGATACACAAAAGGCGTTTGAAAGAATCATTCCACAAGAAGAAACAAAGAGAGTTTGTTTTGATTTGAAATTGTATGGTAATTCCGCATATCAGGTATACTGGAACGATGATCACACCAAGATAGTAAAGATGTATCACATTCCAGTACAAACCCTCAGAGCAGAGAAATTATACGATAATACGAGAGTTGAGTATTACTACTATTGTACTGATTGGAAAGACCAGAGAAAGGTAAAAGATAAAATCAAGATTCCTGCATTTGGTACATCAAATGAAAAAAGAGAAATCCTATACATCAAAGATTATTCACCTAATCTATATTACTATTCACTTCCTGATTGGGTATCTGCTCTTCAGTTTGCAATTGCAGAAGCAGAACTATCTAATCTTCACATCAATACAATCAGTAATGGGTTTTTACCAACATTAATGATTAACTTTAATAATGGAGTTCCTGCTCCTGAAGAAAGACAAACGATTGAGGATTTGTTGTATTCTAAATTTACTGGCACTAATAATGGTGGTAGATTTATGGTTTCCTTTAACGATGATAAAGAGAACCAACCAACCGTAACTGCAATTCAAAGTGAGAACTTACATGAGAGATTCAAATACATTGCAGAATATGCACAAGATAGAATCTTGGTAGGACACAAAATCACATCACCTTTACTCTTTGGTATAAGAACCCAGAATCAAGGTTTTTCTTCCAATAGCGAGGAGATGAAAACGGCATTCAGTATCTTACAATCAATGACAATTGCACCTTTCCAGAACCTTATAATCAACTATTTAACCACTGCTTTAAGTGAGGGTGGTATAGAGGATTTGGAACTATACTTTGAACAATTAACTCCATTGGTAATTCTTTCTACAACTGCAGAAGAAACTGGTAAGAGTATTGAACAAGTAGAAGATGAAGTAAACGATTCTATGGCAACTCCTGAACAAGAGGCAGACCCAAACATCCAAGAAGAAACAATTAATGATGAAGAAGAGTTGGAATTAATTAGAACTCACGGTCCTTCATCAAAGTACTTTACTAAAAACTAATATAACATGGCAACAGCTCTCTTTATAAACCGCAATGATATAATCAAGAACACTCCACTTCAGGGGGCGATCGATGCTGATGCATTACTACCGTTCATGGTTACAGCGCAAATCAAGTATATCAAAAACTTGATTGGTACCGTATTGTATGATTATCTATCAGCAGAAATCTTGACTGGAGATGTTGACAATTTGTCAGTATATTATCAGGATTTAATACATGACCATATCAAACCAACTTTGATTTGGTATGCGTGTGTAGAATATATTCCATTTAGTTCTGTTCAGTTCAAATCTAATGGTGCAGTAAAACAACAATCCGAACAAGGTGTAGCACCAACAAAGACAGAGATTGATTATCTATTATCAAAGGCACAGGATAATGCTGAATACTATGCACTTCGTTTACAAAACTATTTGATTGCGTATTCTAACCAAATACCACAATACCTACAATCAGTAGGAAATCAAACTCAAATCTATCCTGACCAAACAAATCAGTATTTTTCAGGTATAAACCTTTAATAATATATGGCAGCAATAGTTCATAACTCGGGTGTAAATTATACTTTATACTATAACATCTTGGATTATTTCAAGACGATAATGGATAATCACCCACAATTACAAGTTGTAACACAAGGTCTTATTCAAGATTTTGATACAAGAGAATTCCCACAATACCCAGTTGGGAATGTATCTATCTTGTCTTGTGAGTATTTGGACACAGTTACGAATTGGGAAATACAATTGGTAGTTGCTGATAAGATTAAGAATAATGAGAACTTATCAGACCCATCATATAACACTCAAACTATTCCATTTTTTGGAGTAGATGATACTGTCCATATACACGCAAACACTCTTGCAATCATAAACGATTTAACATCATTTACACAAAGGTCAGTTGATGGTTTGGATATATTGGATATAATCCTAAACGAACCATTTGAAGATAGATTTAATAACGGTCTTGCAGGTTGGGTTTCTACTTTTACCGTCACAGTTCATAACAATAGAGATAGATGTATATTCCCATTATTACAATAACTAATGGCAACTCTAAATCAAAC